TCAAACCTTCCGCGCGGCCGCGCGTCGTTCGGCTTCGGCCGCGATTTCTTCGTATCCGCCAACCAACGTCGGTTGCATGGCGCATCGGCAATTCGGATGCAACGGCGGGGCCGAAATCTCTTCGTAGTTGAGTGTCATTTTTCCGCCGTCCGCGCCCGTCAACGTGTCGCCCTTCGCATAGAACGAATCATCCAACCCGACGCCCTGTTGTCCGAATTTCTTCGCCACGGCTTCGCAGAATTCGCACGGGTCGGGGGCCAATAGCCAACGCTTGCCGGAAACTAGCCCCGTGGATTTCCACGCGTCCGATTCCGCGGTGGCCGCGGCGCGCGCGGCTTCCGTGCGCGCAATCATCGTTGCGCGCCGACGCGTCGCGCGTTCATCGTCCCCTTCCCCTTGCGCCCATTCCTGTACGCGGGTCGCAAGTTCCCCGGTCGTTTCGCCTAGCGATAGCCCCTCCCCGAACATATCGCGCAAGCGTTCCACCGTGTAGCCGTTGATCGAATCCGCCGCGCGCGACGCTAGCCGCACGCTAGCGCGTTCGACGTATTCGGCAAGTTCCTTCGATGACCAACCCAATTCGGCTACCGCCGTGGACGTGGTGAGTTTCGACAGGTTTGCGAACCCGATATCCGCGCCGTGTTGGATGGATTCGCGGATGTACGGTGCCAACGCGTCCACCAATTCGCGGTGCCACCGTCCCCGCTCCAATACGCCGACGGCGCGCGCGACGGTTTCCGGCGTTACGTCGCCCTCCCGTTTGATAGCCGCGACGACTTCGCGCACCTGTGCGGCGAACACGCTATCCACGCCCTTTAGGAAATCATCCAACAACGCGTCGTCCACCAACGCGCCGGGGTCGGCCGCCTTCGTGACGATTGCCGCGGCGGCGGCTTCCCACAACGACGATTGCAACACGGTACCGGGCGAGTCGTCACAGCACGCGCACGACTTCGCGTGCGACTTGTCGCCGCGTGCGCGGTCGAATTCGTCACGTTTACGCTTCGCCCATTCCCAACCCGCGTCGCCGCCCCAACCGTGCCACGCTTGCCACCCCTTGCCCTGTTCGTCCCACGTCGCGCCCTGTTTGTCGCCCACGTGGCGTTCGAAGTACGCGACCATGCGCCGAATCGTTTCCTCCGATACGGCTACGCGGTTCGCTAGGTCGCGCGCGCGCGCGATTCCGGTAGCGGTCATTCCGCGTTGGCTAGGCGGCTTCGATTCGCGCACGTCCAACGCGCGGCGCGCGTTGTCCGCGACCGCCTGTGGCGGCACGGTGTCGATGTCGTCCAACGCTTTGGCCGACTTGCCGCACATTTCGTACGCGATAGCCACCGCCTGTTCGCGGCTATACCCTTCGGCAAGTAACTTTCCAACCTTGCCGGACACGCAATCGTCGGTCGCGGCTTCGTTGATTTCGGCCGACGACGCCGCCGCGTCGGCCGTCATGGCACCGGGCGGCAACGCCGGGGGCGGCGTCGGCACGGCCGCCACGGCGGGCGGCTTCGCGGCCAACGCTAGCGGCCCCGGAACGCCCGCGGGCGGCCCTCCCAACGGTTGCCCGTTCACCAACAGACGGTCGGCCATTGGGTCGTCGGCGTGTTCCAATCCGTAGCGTTCGCGTGCTTCGTTCGGCGTCAACCAACCGCCCGCCACCGCGACTTGCGTTTCGGTCAAATCCTGTTGTCGATTCGCGGGTACCGGGTCGTCGTACGCCAACACGGCGTCGCCCTCAATGCCGAACATAGGCAACAGTCGTTGGTTTAGCGTTTCTTCGTCCATCCGGCACAGGGGTAGCACGGTCATTTCACGCCACGACGCAAAACCAATCGTAGCCCCGGCCAAATTCGGGTCGTTGGCCTTCAACATCGAAACCGGAACGCCGAACACGGCGGCGATTTCCTCCACGATTTCGTCGCGGCCTGTCAAATCCTTTGGCGGGAATTGCAGCGGCTTCACGTCGATTTCCGCGGTGGAAACCATGAATTGTCCGCGGTTGCGAGGGCCGCGGAATTTCGCGCGAATCGACTTTTCCACGCGCGCGATTTCATCCTGTGACGCGTTCCCCTTGATAGTCAACAACCAATCCGGCCGCCCGCCGTTTTGGAACATTGCCAAATCCATTTCGTGCAACGCGGCGTTTGCGTTCGCCGCGCCCCATGCGGCTTCCAATTTGCCCATGCCGTAGAACAGGTCGCGCGGATTCGGTCGGCGGAAATGAATGACTTCGGAAACGTCGAACGTCTGTTTGGTTTCGGAACCCTTGCCGTATCGGTAGCCCGCGATAAACCTTTCCGGGTCGGGAATGATTTCCGTCCATTGCGGCGGCATCGGCCACAGTTCCGACGGCGTGCCTAGCGGGTCGGTCACAACGTGCAAATACGCGTTGCCCGTCAATTCCTGCCACAGCACGCGCAACACGGTTGCGTCGTATCCGTTGAACCACGGATTAGCCGTTGACAACAGGCGCAACAACGGGTGGTCGTCGGTAACCTCTTCGAAGTCGTTACCCATTTCGGCCGCCTTCCGCAGCACGTACGCGGAAGGTTGGTTGGCCGTGTCGCCGCGCAGTCGCGCAACCGACTTGCGCGACGCGGCGCGCGTGTTCCACAGGCGACGCGTAACAGGATCGGCGCGCACGTACAGGCGAAGCGGCGTGGACGCAACGGCGTTTGCGTTGATTGACGCCGCCGCGTAAATCCACGACGAATAGTACGCGACCGCCGCGCGGTGGTCGAATGGTTGCGCGCGTGCTTCGCCGCCGCGCATTTCGAACACGCGAGTAGACGCACGAATCCACGCCGAAGGGTCGGCCGCCTTTAGGATTGCGGAAAGTATCGACATGGTTAGACGACTCTAAATACGAACGGTTTGTGTTTACGCTTCGCGGCCAACGCCAACGCCAACGCGCACACGCCGTCGTCGTGTCCCGATTGTGCTTCGTACACTACCCGACCCGCGTTATATCGGAATCCGAAGGAATCTAGTTCGGCGCGCAACCAACCGTCGGGGAACCGGATTTCCCGCGATTGAATGGCCGACGATAGCCCTTCCATTATTTGTTGCTTGGATGCGTTGGTGAATTTGAACCCCTCCGCGCCGCGGCATACCCGGCACAAATCCTCCACGATTGGGTCGCCAACCCCGGTCGAGTCAATCAACGCGGCCGTGTTTCCGACGATGCGCGCGACGCGTTCGCGCGTCGCCGCCCAATCGGATTGCCAACGTTCCAACACGCACACGGAACCGTCGGCGTCGATCCCGCAAACCGCCGTCCAATCGTGAGATTTCGCCAAATCGACGCCGAACGAAACCGGGCGCGCCGACGAAATCGGCGCGACGCACGCGCGGATAGCGTCGCCGCCGAACGGGTTACTTCCGTCGTCGGTCGGTTCCGCCAAATACAGTTCCCGAAACACGTTGTCGGGAAGGATCGCGCGCGCCTCTTCGATTTCTGCACGATCCAACACGCCGCCGTCCACGGCGTCCCACGCGGTTAGACGATGGTACGCCATGTTCGCCGCGCCCTGTTCGGCCATGCGGGCGAGTCGGTATACCCAATTGCGCCGACCCTTTACGTTGCCGATGATGCGTATGGGGCCGCGTGTCGCCGTCAACGTCGAACGTACCGCGTTGAAAGCGGCTTCCGGGCAGCGTGTGGCTTCGTCTATGACGGCCGCCGCAACGTCGTCACCGAACAACGAATCCGGGTTGTCTGCGGATTTGAACCACACGCGCGCGCCGTTCGCTAGCCGCACGCACAATTCGGAATCGTTGTCGTCCCACGTGCGTTTCGCCGGGTCGGCCTGTCGCAACATGGATTGCAGACGCATATAGCCGACAGTCTTCGTAACATGGAACGTCGGTGCAACCCACCAATAGTTCCCACCCGCGCGCGCGTTCCACGCGTGCGCGAATAGCCACATGAGACACCCGGCGGTTTTCCCGCTCTTCGTGCTAGCCTCAATCACGACGACGCGCGCGGGGTCGCAAATCGCCGCGTATTGACGCGGATACATGGCGGGCAATGTCGGCGGCGCGATTTGCACGTGTTACGACCCGGCCCCGCCCGGTCGCAACGTGATCGGCGCAAGTTCCAAGCGTTCCGTGGCCCCGCCGCCGTCCAACCGTTCGCATTTGTCGGCGGCCACCAACGCGTCTAAATTCGCGCGTTGCATTGCCAACAGCGTTTCCACGGCGCGCAACCTGTCGCGGTCGCTATCGGCGTTCGTTGCCATTTCGGTTACCAACGCGGGTAGCGATTTCAACACGTGCGGAGGAATAGCCCAACCTTCGCGCAACGCGCGTTGGACGATGATTAGTCCGGCGCGGTGGCCTACCGCGTCGATTGCGTTTTCCGTGGTTTCGGATTCGCGCGCGGGTTCCGCGCGCGTCGTCAATTCACGGGGCCGCGAATCGCGGCGATTCCTTCGCGTCATACGTCCACCCGATTTCGCATTGTTCGTCGGCTTGCAATGCAACGACGGTTGCGCCCGCGGGCGGCGTCCAATCGGTAACGCCGTCCCACAATATAACGTTATCCACGACGCCGCCGACGATGATTGCGTGTCTATCGTTCATTGTTCAATTACCAACACGTACCCGCCGCCGCCCGCGCCACCGTTCCCGGATCGTGCGCCGAACGCCGCGCCGCCGCCGCCACCGCCGGAACCGCGCGCACCGTTGCCGCCGTCGCCCGCCACCGCGCCCGTGTTGCCGCCGCCGCCACCGCCGCCCGTTCCGACGCCGCGCCAATCCGACGCCGGAACCGCCCCGGCGGTTCCGTTGACGCCGACGCCGCCACCCGTCGCGCCACCGCCGCGCGTGGTCGTTCGGCTATCGACGCCGCCGCCGTCGGCACCCGCCAACCCCAACAGGCTAGCCACG